GATTTTTTTGTAGCATAGCTACCATATCAGGAGAAAGGTAAGTACCAAACTGTTTCTTTATTTGTTGTCTTAATTTAAATTGTGTTCTAAAGTTTAAATAGAATTGTTGTAGGGCAATAAGTGTCATACATGTCATACTCCATGTGACATCTATAAGATAACCGATAGATATAAAGTAATAACCAAGAGAGCCTACTGAAGCTATTGAAGTTCCTGCTAATACCATACCCCATGTAATACCAAAATAACTTATTACAAAAGCTATTAGTAATCCTGATATAACTAATATTAGTAGTTCTACAAACAATCTATAGTCAGGAATGAACGGAGAGTCAATCAAAATACTTTCTGCAAGGGCAGCCTGTATCTTATGTGGTTCTAGTAGTCCGTTTGGTGTAGCTAGTTGTGGCATAACACCTGCTGCAGTAACACCTACGAATACAAACTTACCATTAACATTCATTTCTTCTAGTGTAGTTTGTGGTGTGTCAACCCAACTAATCCATTTACGACCAAGACTATCTGTTGATATAGGGTCAAGTCCACGAACTCTTATTTGCTCTATACCATTTTCGTTTGTTTTTATTTGATAAGTATTAGAACCTAATAAAGTCTTTAATGATTCTATAGCAAAGGAAGCAACCCAACCATCAGGAGTTTGTTGTAATAAAGGTATTCTTCTTACTAGATTATCTATATCTACCGGAGCAGACACAGCACCTTGGGCTGCAACTTCTTGTAGTTCAGGAATGTTTTGTAAAAATCCTGTAGCTTTAGGTAAGTCTACATATGGTCCAAGAATAACAGTACCATGTGTTTTAGGATATATACCATTATTAAATTCTGGCATAGCTAATACACTAGGAGCTACAAATAAAGATTCTTTAAAAACTTCATCGCCCCCAAACCTATCTGGTTGTGGAAATAATATAACCCAACCTACACCTATAGCACCTTTGTTAATTAAATCTATTTGTATTTGTGCTAAATCTTGTCTAGGAAAAGGATAACCTCTTTTTTTCTCTACATCTTCTTCAGTAATATTTAAGATTACAAAGTTGCCTGATGGTTCAGGAGTGTGTACAAAAGCATCAAAGGTTTTTAATCTTATTGTTTCTAAAGGTGTAACATTAAATAATAAAGGTAATGTTAATAAACTTAATAATAAACAAGCCCATTTCATTATGTCATTACCCTTGCATCTAAATTACATTCTATATGATTATGTATCTCATCTAATTTCTGAGTACATTCTCTCATAAGAGTTGTTAGTATTGAATACTCTTCTTTACTAAAGTAAGGTTTTAGTTTTTTAATATCTGTTGATATTCTTTCTGTAACTAATTTACCTGACCTGTCGTATAGTAAAGTATATTGTAATAATTTTGCTTCTTTTGTTTTCATAATATATATTCTATTAATAAGTTTCTAAATAAAAAGACAAGACCAACAGCATTTAAAATAATTAATGCTCTATCTTTCCATAACATACCAACACCTAACCAACCGGTTACTCCTATTATAGATAAAGTTAAATCATAAACTTGCATATTTTCTATGCCTCGTAAAGACATAGCAGTTACAATTATAAAACTAGATACCCACTTTAAAAACCAAGCAGCATCTTTTTTATCACTTAGTCTACTCATTTAAATCACTAAAGGTTATGTTGTCTTGTCTTCCTCTCAATCCTGCTTTCATGTATGTTGTTGCCCTACCTTCAAAAAAGTTTTGATGTTCAACACCCATGACTTCATCAATCCAACCAAGTGGATTTTCTCTTTGGTCGTAATTAGTTTTAAGACCAAGTTGTAGTAGTCTTCTATCAGCTATGTATCTATTATAAGCATACATATCTTTCTTTGTCAAGCCTTGTAAATCTCCCATCTCAAACACAAGGTCTAAAAATTTATCTTCAAGTGTAACCATTTGTCTACATATTTCATATAGTTCTTTCTTAAAATCATCTGTCCATATGTCTAAGTTTTCTTGTATAAATTCTCTAAAAAGTTTAGTCATAGCTTCTACATGCATTGACTCATCACGAATAGAATAAGTCACAATTTGACCCATCCCTTTCATCTTTCCAAATCTAGGAAAGTTTAATAAGATTGCAAAGCTACTGAAGAGTTGTAGTCCTTCTGTAAAAGCAGAATAAACAGCAAGAGTTTTAGCTATAGTTTTTTTCTTAGCTTTACTAGGTTTAAAGTTACCAACATAGTCATGCTTGTTTGCCATTTCTTCGTAGTCAGCAAAAGCTTTGTATTCTATTTCAGGCATACCAACAGTATCAAGTAGTAAGCTGTAGGCATGTTGATGTATAGATTCCATATTAGCAAAAGATGACATCATCATTCTTGCCTCTGGTTTTTTAAATACAGGCATATACTTATCTATATATCCTGAGGCTACATCCACATCTGACTGAGTAAACAATCTAAATATTTGTGTAAGTAAATTCTTTTCTTTGTCTGTAAGTTCTTGCCAGTCTTTTACATCTGTATGTAATGGTACAGATTCCGGCATCCAATGCATTTGATTTTGTAATACATAGTAATCAAACATCCATGGATATTCAAATGGTTTATAATAATCTCTTGTTCCTAATAAGCTCATAATTTTTCCTTAACCTTCACAGGCTATACATTCCACATCATCTAACTTGATTCTTGGAACTTTAATGTTTACATTCTCTACATTTCTAGCTGCGTTAGACCTAAAGTAGTAAAGTGATTTAAGTTTATTCATACCATACCAATGAACATCATTAACATACTGCATGTATTCATCGTGTATCTCTTGACCTTCAGTTGCTTTTGGTAAGGTAAAGAATAAGTTTACAGATTGTGCTTGACATATAAATTGTTGTCTTTGGTATGCGTGTTCTACAATCCAGATTTGATTTATTTCATTTGCTGTTTTAAATATTTCTTTTTCTTCATCAGTAAGTATATCTAAATGTTGTACTGAACCATCTTTACTTGCAATGTCTTTCCAAATATTTTCTAACTCTTTAACTTTCAATCCTTTGGATTTAAAAATCTTTTCGAGAAATTTGTTTTTAACTTGATAGCTTCCTGATAAAGTTTTATGAGTATAACAGTTAGCTCTATAAGGCTCGATACTAGGAGAAGTGCCACTACATATAATCCCACTACTAGCGTTAGGAGCAACAGCAAGTAGATTAGCGTTTCTACGATTTGAACCATGTATGTCAGGAGCTTCGCCCCTTTGGATAGCCAACTCTTTAGTAGCTTGTAAAGCTTTTGATTTAATGTATGTGAAAGCTGTGTGATTAAACCCAGTTGCGAAAATTCCCTCGAAAGGTATGTTCCTAGATTGTAGATATGCATGAAACCCCATTGCACCCAAGCCGAGACTTCTTTCTCTATACGCCGAATAGGCAGATTTAGTATATCCTTCTTTGTCTTCTTTAATATATTTAGAAAACCTATTGTAATTTGCATTATATCCTCCTAGTTGTGATGTGTCTACTGCGTTTTCAATATAGTGTTCTATTACATTGTCTAACATGGTTATTAAATCTAATATAAAATTATCATCTTTAGACCAATCATCAAAGTGTTCTAAGTTTACAGAAGATAAACAACATACTGCTGTTCTTTCTTCGTTAGTTGGTAAAGTTATTTCAGAACATAAATTACTTTGTCTAATTTTTAGACCTAAATCTTTTTGTTCTTGAGGTAAAGCTTTGTTACAAGTATCTATGTTTACCATATATGGTTCGCCTGTTTCTGCTCTTGCGTGTATAAGCTGCCACCATAAATCTCTAGCATTAATAACCTTGACAGCCTCATTAGTTTTAGGGTCAATCAATCTCCAGTCTTCATCATTTTTTACTGCATCTAAAAATGAATCTGTTATGTTTACTCCATTATGTAGGTTAAGACATTTACGATTAATATCTCCACCAGATTCTTTACGCATGTTTATAAACTCTTCTATCTCTGGATGACTTATATCCATGTAAGCAGCATAAGAACCTCTTCTAGTTGTGCCTTGATTAAAGGCTAACATCTGAGAATCTACCACATGCATGAATGGAATTGAACCAGTAGAACGACTGCCATGAGTAGTAGAAATACCGTTGCTCCTAATATCGCCCCAATATCCACCAATGCCTCCACCTGAACTTGCCAACCAAATGTTTTCATCGTAGTGATTAGATAAACCGTGGCGACTGTCAGGAACATAATTAAGGAAACAAGAGATAGGTAGCCCACGACTGGTTCCCCCGTTACTAAGAATAGGAGTGCTAAACATGAACCAACGAGAGGAACTGTAGTTGTAAAGTCTTTGAGCCAATTCAAAATCTGTCTCACCCTTGAAGGTTGCTCCGAAGACTGAGGCTCTTGCGAGTGCTTCTTGTGCATGTGTTTCTCCTTCCCAAAAATATCTATCTTTGAGTGTATCTAGACTAAACCTATCAAACTCTTTTTCTTTATCGTAGTCTATTTCAATTCCCAAGTAAGGCTTGGTTCCTATTTTATCATCAACCATTTTTGTCTTCTCCTAAATGATACTTCGTATCTTCTAAAGCTATTGCTATTATAGCATAATGTATTATTTTTAACAAGTCCATTTCTGCATCTGTGCCTTCTTTTTTACCACACCTCATAGCATACTTCATAATATTACCCATACAAAAACCTTCTCCATGTCCTGCATCTATTATCATATCGGTAGCCTGATACTTTCCTTGTGCATAATGTCTTTCGTATGTACCATCAACATATCTTTGTATCTGTTGTATGATATTATCTTCATTGAATTTATATTTCATTTCCATTCCTCTGGTAATGTTTCTTCACTATACCATGTAAAGTTATTTGTTTCTGCCCATTCTGCATGACTTCTTTTAGTTCCATCCTTTCTTCTCTTTGCTTGTGGCATAGGAGAATGTGGACTAGAAAATAAAAACACTAATTCATAATCTTCTACTTTTTCTTTAAGAGCTTCTCTTATCCAAATATATTTACTATACTCTGCGTAATCCCAGAATCTTCCTTTTGCTTCTAGTAATATTATTTTATCATTAATTTCTTTAACAAAGTCAGGCTCGTATTTATGTTCAACAACATAATCTATGTTTTGATTGTGATGTTCCCAACCTTTTAAAACTGTATTGTGTAGTTTGTATTCCCAATTAGAATCATATTCTTTAGGTACATTTTTTTCTTTAGGTCTTATCTTTCTTGGTTTTCTATATCCTGCCATGTAATATCCTTTACTCTTTTATTAGATTTTTTAATTCTTTGTGCAAACCATCTAGGTGTATATGCAGAAATCCTAAATGTTTTATTCATATAAACATGAGTTTGTTCTGGTAAATAATTTTCAAAATTATCTATCGATAGTTTTTTTTGTTCTTCTTCTACCAACATAGTTTGTAACCAATCAACAACTAATTGTCTTGATTTTTTTCTTATTTGTTTTGCTTTTCTTCCGTTCATAATACTGTTGAGTCATAATTTTTAACAAGCTTCCAATAATTTAATAAGCTGTTAAACATTTCTTTGTGTTTATAATGTGTGTCTTTATCCCATACATGAGTTAAAACTAATTCTGTGTCTGCTCTGTCAACAAATATAGATATTCTTTCAGGGTCTTCTATGTTGCATCCTTGTGAATAAGCAGACAGTTGCATACCATGTTCATCATATACTAATTTACTAGAGTCTTTTCCTTTTAAGTTGTCTTTAGTTTTAAAGTCTATAAATATACCAGACTTAGAATACAAATCTATCTTACCTCCATAACCTTCGTTAGCACAGAAGGAATCTTCTGCTATCCATTTTTCGTTAGGATAGTTTGCATCTAACCAAGACCTAATAACTTTGTAAGGTTTTGTTTTAGCTCCACCTAGAAATCCTTTCTCAATCATAGCATGAATTTTTGTACCTTGTTTAGCAGCATTCATTCCTACTTCTCTACCTGCATACTTACATTTGTTTACATACTCTGGGTCATCTTGATTTACATTTAAAGATGCTTCTAAAGCTTGTGTAATCTTCCAGTTTTCTAATGAAGGTTTAGCTGCTATTCCTATGATAGTAGTAACAGAGGGAACGAATCCTTCTTTCTTAGCATCACGAAGAGTAGTGTTTCTTTCTTTACCATTAACACCTACAATAGTATACATAGGTTTACCTTCATGGTCATACCAATGACCTGCCTCTGATTTATAATTTTTACTTTGTGTCATTATCTAAATCCTCAAATGTTTTATATACATCAGATGTAAATAGTTTTTGTATATTTACTAACCACATTCTACTTGCGTTGTGGTCTCCACCACTAACAGATTTTTTAAAGTCTAACTTTTCTATAAGTTGTTTAAGTTTTGGAACATCGAATATAAATGTGCAAAATATATCATCTCCAATACAAAGATTATGAAACCAATAGTCTGCTTCTGTGACTGCTATACCAGAAGGTTTACCATATGATTGGTATTCAATACATATGTTTCCTGTTTTCATCCACATACCTCTTTCTGATTTTACTTCTATTTTTTTATTAGTAAACATCTCTGCTATTTTATCTTCTCTTATCTGACCATACTGTAAATCAAGGTCAAACTTTTTTCTATTATTTTTAGTGGGTTTCATACCAATTCTCTCCTATTTTATATTCGCCATCCAAAGGACAACGCATGTTGTAATATTCACCTGCCTCTTTTATTGCTTGAACTCCTGCTCTCCCAACATAATCTGCTTGTGATTCTTTCACTTCTATTTGCCATTCATCGTGAATGTTCGCTACTATTTTAGCATCAATTACATTTAATTGCAAGTCTAAATGCAGAAGTGTCAATGCTTTTTTCATTACTATTGCTCCACCTCCTTGTAATAAAGAGTTAAGTGCAGCATGTTTATGTCTAATTAATATTTTTCTACCGTCTAAACCTTTTAAGAATTTCTTTTCCGAAGCTCTATCAACTCGTTCCTTAAGAGTTCTAAGTGTTGGTAGACTACCAAGAAAGCGTTCTCGCAATCGCTTACCTGCATCCCTGCTTCCCTTAGTGATTCTTCCAATCTTTTCATCTCCAGCTCCGTAAATGAGTGCATAGATGAAAGTTTTTGCCTCATCTCTTGATTTAAGTCCAGCAAACTCTTTGTTAGTTGTGTGAATGTCCCCGTTAATAATTTCATTTGTGTACTCCTTGTCAGCCATATAGTGTGCTAACATTCTTAGTTCTAAACCACTTGCATCTATACCTACAAGTTTATATCCTTCTGGTACTGTCCAACAAGACCTGCATTCTTTACCATAAGGGCTATAAACTGCCGGTACTTGTGCCATGTTTGGACCTCTGTGTGCCATACGACCTGTGATTGCTCCATTACATATAACTGAACCATGAACTCTATTATCTTTTTTATCTACAGCTTCTATCCAAGAGTGTACTTGTGCTAATCTTTTCTGATAAAGTAAGAAGTCTGCAATAAGTTGAGCTTCTTTTATATGTGTAATCTTTTTAAGTGTTGATTCATCTACAATAGCTTGACCGGTTGGTGTAAATTTATTTGGTTTCCAACCTAGTTCTTGTAGTCTTTGACCTATTTGTTTTCTTGAACCTAAATTAAATTCTTGTAATGTCTTTCTCATGAAAGGTTTTCTTTCAAGCGTACCACTTATTATATCGTTGTACTCTTGTTCTGTCAATCCCTGTTTAGAAAGTTTTCCATCTTTTTTTAGTTTAGGTGTAACCATTTTATCATCAATCCAAATAGGCTTAAATGTTTCGTGTACTTTGTCTTCAGTCTGTTGTAATTTAAAACTTAATTCAGATGTAAGCATCATTGCTTTTTCATCATCAAATAAAAATCCATTTCTTTTTTGTTCTTCTAAAAGATATGTAACTTTGTGTTCTAAGTCTATTGATTCTTTTGAAAATCCAATAGATTCTTTTTTTAATAAATTAAATAATTTACTATTTATAGCAACATCTCTTTCACAATATGATAACATTTCTTTTGTAAAGCAAGTCCATTCTGGAGAATCTTTTTTAGGCATACCTATTTTATATCCCCACTTACCTATGCTATGTCCACCTTCTCTTGTAGGATTAAACAATCTTGAAAGAACTAAAGTGTCTACGACTTTATCTGGGTCGTATAAATTTATACCTTTTAATTTTTTAATTACTGGTATGTCATATCCTATGATATTGTGTCCTATAATTTTATCTGCTTTCTGTAAAAGTTTTATACCTTCATCTAAAGTATCTTCGTAATATCTATAAACATCACCTGTTTCATCTATTGCTACCAGACACCATATGACTGTAGGATTTAACCCGTCTGTTTCTATATCAAATACTAATTCCATTTTCCTCTACCTCAAATTCTGACATGTCTTCTTCTGCTAATCTACCTGTATCTTTATCATATACCAATGAACTTGCCATGCCTACATCCCCTGTATATCTTGATTTCAAGACACGAAGCTTTGTTGTTCTCGCCTCAAGTTCATCAGATGATTGTTGATTTCTTTCTAATGCTATCACACAATCACTTAATTGTCCAATACTATTTGACCCACGAAGATGTGATAAAGAAACTTCTACACCATTCTCGTGTCCTTTGTTTCCGTCCACCCTACGCAAGTGTGATACAAGTATTAATCCTGCTCCTGTTTCTTCAACTAAGCTACGAAGTCTAGTCATAATAGAATCTATAGCTCTTCGTTCATCTCCTTCATGCACAGCACTAACAAGCATATGTAAATGGTCTACCACAACCCACTTACAATCACAACCAACTATAAGATATCTAAGCTTTGCAAAGATGTCATCTATCTCGTTAGTGCCAAAGTGTGCATGAATGAATACTCTATCCTCCTCAAATACTTTATCAAACATTTGCATGATAGTATCCTTATCAAACTTTTCTCGTTCTTGGTCAATGTATAGTCTTGCATTAGCCTCAATGGAAAGTATACCGTCAACTGTTCTTTTCCAATCTTCTTCCAATGCAATCACACCTACATTATCTTCTGTCTGATTAATAAGCCAATGCTCTAACTCTCTAGTGACACTAGACTTACCTAGTCCTGTGCCACCAGTAAGAGTTATGAGTTCCCCTTGCCTTAAACCATATAACTTTTTATTTAATCCTTCCCAAGGAAAAGGTATGCTTTCTTTTCTTTCTCTATTTAAATAAGATTGTTTCTTATCTGATACTTGTATGATACCACTAGGAGTATATACCTTTGCGTCCCACCATGCTCTTGTAAACTCTTGATGCTTACCTTGTTTGAGCATATCGTTTGCATCCTTGTAACCATTTGGTAGTGTTACAATTTTTGCTTTCCCCGGTTTTAAAATTGTTGCTACTTTCTGTGCAGCTTCTTGTCCTTGCTTGTCTTTGTCAAAACAAAGAACAACATTGTCAAAACTTTCTACATATTCTAGACTTTCTTTTATATCTTTTACTGCTGCTGCAGCTCCTCTTTTAATTGATACTACTGCCCA